AAAAGAGATTTATATTAATGACCATTATCAAAATGAAAGGCAACTTCAAGAATACCTTTATATTACTAGGAGGATTGATGCCTCAAAAGTAAATGGGAAACTCGGCGGTAGACCTAAAAAACCTAGCAATAACCCCCCTACCTCTACCCCTACCCCTACTATTACCAAAACCAAAGAAAATAAAGACCATTATTATAATCTTTTTAATAGATTTTGGAAAAATATACCCAATAAAGTAAGTAAGGGAATAGCTGAAAAGAACTTTTTAAAACTAGAAGAAGAATGGCTAGGTAAACCAGAAGAATTAGCTAAAATGTATAATAAATATTTTAATTCAGTAGAAGATAAACAATTTGTAAAACAACCCGCTTTCTGGTTATCAGCTAAAAAGTATCTTGATGAAGTAAAAGTCGAGGAGGTAAAAGGCAACTCTGATCCTTATTTTAATAGGTTAAAAGTCTTTACTGATGCGATTGAAAATAAAAATGGTAGTAGCTTTGCCCATAAATATGCAAAACAGCACCCATACGACGTGCAAAGAGCCATAGAAGAGGGAAAATTTACGAAAGAACAAGCTATCAAATATTTAGATATGGGGAGTTGGGTATAATGATGAGTTTAATAAAAGGTTATAATACAGTTTTTCAATGTATCGGAGATGCTTATACTAAACAAGATATACAAAGGTTTTATTATGGTTATCAGCTTTGTATAAGAGCCAAAACAAATATGAGTAATTTGCATAAATATTTAATAAACAGGTGCGATTTTAACAGGAAAAAATGTTCTGAAATGTTAAAAGAAGCAAGAAATAAAACTTTAAAATAAATTTTGGAGTGCAATAATGATTACACCATTGGAAAAAAAAAGAGCATCATATTTAACATTTTATTTTGATGGGATATTTGATGTAATTTGTAATGAAAAGGAAAACCCCATTAAAAATTCAAGTGCATATTATAAAAGGGGGTTTGAAGATGGTGTAAAAATTAAACAACATATTGAAAAATATGGCATTAGTAATATTGGAGCAGATAATGGCAAGAAAATACGAAGCTAAACAAAATTATTATGAACTTAAAAGGTTATTTAATGAAATAAAAGACACAAGTAGAAGAAGTAAAAGTTTGGATAATGAACGATTTGAAGATGTTTCAGATTCATTAGCTAATAGCGATAAAGAGGGAAAGGTAGAATTATCAAGTTATATGGATTTTTATTTGGGTATGCGTTCAAACAGACAAATAAAAGATATTGTACCACCTGCGGGTTTAAAAGCCACTAACAGTAATTATTGCGACTCTAAGTTTGTAAAGAGTTTAGATTTAAAGGAAAAATAATGAATATAATACAAACAGACATTGAAAAAGTTATTCCATATCAAAATAACCCAAGAAAAAACCAATCAATTGAAAAGGTTTCAAGGTCAATAAAAGATTTTGGCTTCCAACAACCGATCGTAGTGGATAAAAAAATGGTGGTCATTGTAGGTCATACTAGGTTATTAGGTGCCAAAAAACTTGGATTAAAACAAGTGCCAGTCGTTATAGCGGATTTAAGCGACACAAAGGCAAAAGCCTATAGAATAGCTGATAATAGAGTTAATGAAGACTCTGGGTGGGATAATAAGCTATTACAAGATGAATTAAATAAATTACTAGATTTTGATATTGATTTAAATATCACTGGTTTTAGTAATGATGAATTAGATAGTTTATTCGCAAAAGAGGAGGTAAGTTTTACCGATCCAATCGGAGAAATAGTACAAGACGATAACCATTTATTAAATGACGTCAAAATGATACAGTTATTTTATGAACCAGAAAATGAAAAAAAATTTAGAGAAATAATTGAGAAAGTAAGAGAACAGCATAATATTGATAATATATCAGATGCAGTTTTACATTGTGTTTTTAAAGAGGAAAAAAACCTAAAGGTATAATTATGAAAACCATTAAATTACAACCAGTTATGACAGAAAAAGAAGCTGATAGTTTAATAGGTGCTTTTTTAACTGAAAAACATATTAAGCATTTAATTACAGAAGATACCGAAGTTTTTAAAGAAAATGGGGATTTATTATGTGTTTTAAAAAAAAATGCAGTTTCGAATAATATATTAGAAAACGCAAGAATACCATTTAGGAAGTCAGCAAAACAATCAAACAACAGAGGTTCAGCATCTGGCGATATTGATAAATTATATAAAATTGGGGATAAAATTGATGGTCGAGTTATTGGCAAAATTAATGGCAGTAAATATATTCCAATATTGAGTAATGGTAAACTTTCTAAAACTTGTTATTCGTTACCCGTCAACAGTTCTGTTATAGGTTTTATGGATAGATACCCAAGAATACCATATTGTAGAACAACAGCATTTTCACAATCACATTTCAATGAATATAAACTTTGTATACCCTATATTCAAAGCATTAATGAAGTTTTTAAAAGGTATGCCCCTCATAGGTATAAAATACAACAAGCTATGGCTGATTCATCTTCTCAAGATTTTATAATAAATAATACTGCATTTACAACTGTAACTGTTAATAAAAATTTTAGAACTGCGGGTCATAAAGATCAAGGCGATTTAAAAGAGGGGTTTGGTAATTTAGGTGTTATTTCAAGGGGTAAGTATAAAGGGTTTCAAACTGTTTTACCAAGGTATGGTGTCGGATTGGATATAGGGCATGGAGATGTTGCTTTATTTGATGTTCACGAAGTACATGGTAACACAGACGTTGAAAAAATTAGTTATTTTGAAAGAATATCAATAGTTTGTTATTATAGGGAAAAAATGATTTATTGCGGAACTAAAGAGTACGAACTTAATAGAGCTAAAACGGAAACGAAAAAAATAGCTTTACCAGAGGAACTAAAAAAAGCAGAAGAAATAAGAAAAAGCATATTTAATTAATGTATTACCCAATTTATATTCCAAGTAAAAATAGACCAGAGGGTAAATCCTTTGATTTATTGAAAGATATTGATACTGAAAAATATATAATTGTTGAACCTCAAGATATAGAAAAATATGAACATTTTAAAGATAATTTTAATATTCTAGTTTTAGAAAAAAATGATCAAGGTTTGTATTATGTAAGGGATTTTACAAAAAACTATGCGGAAAAAACTAAAACTAAATGGTATTGGGTTATTGATGACGATATATCAAAGTTTTACAGAACAGAAAATAAAAAAAATAAACCCATTACACCAAACGAAGCATTAACAAGTGCAGAAGAACTTTTTAGTTCTATGCCTATAGCTTTAGGTGCTTTGGAATACCAACAATATGCTTGGAGTCAAACTAAACTTTTTAAAATAAATTCTTATGCAGATTGTGTGGTTTGTTTCAATGTTGAAAAAACTAAAAAATATAATTATGACTTACAATTTAAGTTAAAGGGAGATAGAGATATAACATTACAAATTATGGCAGATAAGCAATATGTAATGAGAGCTTTACAAATATCTTTCTCTTGCCCTAAATTTGGGAGTAATAAAGGCGGTCTTTTTGAAGTTTATAATAAGGAAAAATTAGAAAAGGATATGGCAGAATTACTTATGAATAAATGGGGTAATAGATACGTTATTATTCAAAAGAAAAAAACAAATGATGGCATTAGATATGACGCAAAAATAAATTGGAAGGCATTTAGTGTTAAAATAAATTAAAAACTTTTACTCAAAGGAAAAAAGAGGATTATGGCTAGACCAAAGAAATATCAAATAGATACAAATCAACTTACAAATTTAGCAAAATTAGGGTGTACGAATTTAGAAATGGCAGATTTTTTCGGTTGTTCAGCAGACCTTTTAGAAAAGAGTTATTCGGAATATCTGACAAAAGGGAGAGCAGAGCAAAAAATGAGGTTAAGACAGCTCCAATGGAGAGCTTGTGAAAACGGAAATGTAAGTATGCTTATATTCTTAGGAAAAAATATGTTGGGTCAACAAGATAGACTTGAGGAATCAGCATCAGAAGAACCTTTGCCATGGACTAATTAATGCCCTTAACCAAACCGCAAACACAAGTTATAAAAGATAATTCAAGGTTTCGAGTTCTTATTACTGGTAGAAGATTTGGTAAAACGTATCTAGCAATAAATGAATTAGCAAAATTTGCAAGTAGATCAAATCAAAAGGTATGGTATGTAGCACCAACTTATAGACAAGCCAAACAAATATGTTGGACTGAACTAAAAGAAAGATTAATAGATCATAAGTGGGTAAAAAATATCAATAACAGCGATTTAACTATTACCTTAAAAAATAATTCAAAAATAACATTAAGGGGTGCTGATAATGAGCAATCTTTAAGGGGTGTTGGTTTAGATTTTATTGTACTAGATGAGTTTGCAGATATTCATAAAGAAGCATGGTATGAAGTATTAAGACCCACATTATCAGATACTGGCGGTCATGCTTTGTTTTGTGGAAGTCCTAGAGGGTTTGGTAACTGGTCATATGAATTATTTAAACAAGGCGAAACTAACAATGAATGGTCATCATTTAAATATACAACTTTAGAGGGTGGTCAAGTAAGTGATGCAGAAGTAGAGCAAGCCAAACAAGACCTTGATATTAGAACATTCCAACAAGAGTATGAAGCCACGTTTGTAAATTACTCTGGAATGATTTATTATAATTTTAATAGACAAAAAAACATTATTGATAAATTTGAAAAAAATACCTTATCGTTGCACATAGGTTTAGATTTTAACGTCGACCCAATGACTGCGGTTGTTTCTATTATTGAAAGAGATATAATTATTGTTGTAGATGAAATACAAATTTATTCCTCAAATACTCAAGAAATGTGCGAGGAAATAGGAAATAGATATAAAAATAAAAATATAATTGTTTACCCAGACCCAAGTGCTAGACAAAGAAAAACGTCTGCGGGAGGCTTTACTGATATATCTATTTTGAAAAATGCAGGTTTTGATGTAAGATGTAGAAATACAGCACCTTTGGTAAGGGATAGAATAAACGCAGTAAATTCAAAACTAAAAAATGTAAATGGGAAAAATAACTTGTTTATTGTAAAGTCTTGTAAAAATGTAATTAAAAGCATAGAGAGACAGATTTATAAAGAAGGAACACATATTCCAGATAAAGATAGTGGTTACGACCACATGAATGATGCGTTAGGTTATTTAGTCGAATTTAATTTTCCATTAAAAAGGAATTTTATTTCAAAACCACAACAAAGGTGGAGTTAATGAACAGGGAATTTTTACAAAGCAAACATGATTTATGGCACTCAAATATAAGTAATTGGGAGTTCTATATCCGAAGTTATTTAGGTGGTAATGATTATAAAAATGGTTATTATCTTCACAGATACGTTTTAGAATCTCCAGAAGATTATGAGCAAAGGATAAGGCATACACCATTAGATAATCACTGTAAAAATGTTGTTCAGATATATACAAGTTTTTTATGGAGAGTTCCACCAACAAGAGATTATGGTTCTTTAGATGGAGATTTACAACTTCAATCATTTATTCAAGATGCAGATTTAGATGGTAGAGCCTTTAATACTGTAATGCGTGAAGTTCAAATGAATGCTAGTATTTATGGTAATTGTTGGGTAATAGTTGATAAACCTCAATCAAATGCGAATACAAGAGCAGAAGAGCTTGCACAGGATATTAGACCATACATATCAATTTATACACCAGAGAATGTTGTTAATTGGAATTATGCTAGGTCATCAAGTGGGCGGTTTTACTTAGATTTATTGGTTATCGTTGAAGATATAAATTCCGAAAGAGCAATCGTTAAAGTTTTCACAGAGGAAACTATAAGCACATATGAAGTTGAAGAATACGACAAAGATTACACTGAGGGTGATTCAAAGCTATTAGAAGAGATACCTAACCCATTAGGAGTAATCCCCGCTGTTAATGTTTTTAATTTAAGAGGAAATAAAAGACCAATAGGAATAAGCGACTTAGCTGACGTCGCATTCTTACAGCAATCTATCTATAATGATTATTCTGAAAAAGAACAGTTAATCAGATTAGCAAATCACCCAAGTTTAGTTAAGACTCCTAATGTAGAAGCAAGTGCGGGTGCGGGTGCTATAATAGAAATACCAGAAGATTTAGATTCGGCTTTAAAGCCTTATATAATTCAACCCAGTGGTCAAAACCTTGATGGAATAATGAAGTGTATACAAAATAAAGTTGATGCTATTGATAGGATTACTCATATGGGTTCTGTAAGGGCAACAGGTTCTCAAATAGCAAGTGGCATAGCCTTACAAACAGAGTTTCAATTATTAAATGCCAGATTATCAGAAAAAGCCGATTATTTAGAAAACTCAGAAGAACAAATATGGGCATTGTTTGCTAGGTGGCAAGATAAAGAATGGGACGGAAAAGTTAACTATCCAGATACATTTGATATTAGAGATTGGGCAAACGATTTACAATATTTACAAATGGCTAAAGCAAGTGGCATTAAATCCGAAACATTTAATAAGGAAATAGATAAACAGATAGCTGAAACAGTAATAGACGATAATGAAACCATTAAAACTATAAATGATGAAATAGATGCTATGAGAACAGTAAGAGGGCAGTTTCAAACGACAGAAGTTGAGGGAGAAACAGTTGGCGAAGAAAGTTAAAAAGGATAAAAAAACCAAGATACCAAAAAAATATTTATCTGGGTTAAAAGGTGCTAAAAGAACAAGGAGAGCGAATCTACTAAAAAAGGTAAGTTCTTTATATAAATCGGGTGCTTATATTCCAATGGGTTTATTAAGAAAAAGGACTAAAGCATAATGGCTAGTAAATTTAGGAAACCTTTATCGGCTAAAACAGTTTCGACTTTAAGGGCAAAAGCTAAAAAATCAAAATTGTTTAACCTAACAGATTTGAAAGCAAGTTTTCGTAGAGGGCAAGGTGCCTTTCTTAGTGCGGGTTCTAGACCTAAAATTCCAATGAATGCTTGGGCTATGGCAAGAGTAAATAAACTTATAAGTCGTGGAAGGTCTGGTTCTTTTGATAAAGATTTAATAAAACGAGCTACTAAAAGAAAAAGAAAATAATGCGTATGTTATGGAAAAGCCTAAAAAAATATGTGTGGTTTGTAAGGTGTATCTGATAGAGAAACTCAAAGACGTTTATCAATGCCCAGTATGTAAGGCAATAGTAAATGAAAGGTTAGATGGTAAAAGTAAATGGCAGAATATCAAGGAAGAAAAGTAAATTTAAATAAACCTTTTAGATTATCAACGTCAGAATCAAAAAATAAAAAATTTGGTGTTTATGTAAAAAATAAAGAAACTGGTCGCATAAAAAAAGTTACTTATGGGGCGAGGGGAATGTCTATAAAGAAAAATATTCCTGCAAGGCAAAAATCTTTTTTAGCTAGAATGGGTGGTGTTCTAAAAAAAGTAAAAGGTCAAAAAACACTTTCCCCCGCTTACTGGTCTATTAGAGCTTGGCAAAAAAGTTCAACTTTATAAATGTCAAAAATATTAGAAAAATTAGCAGATCAACATGAAGAACGTATAATCAATGTATTATACCGCTTGGAAGAAGATATAATAAAAGAAGTAACTAGGGCAACCAAAGGTCAATTAGTTTCTCAAAGATTAGCCATACAATTACAACCAAAATTAAGGACAATTATTGAATCAACCTTTTTAAATGAAGCTGATCTTATAATTAATGAAGAATATAATAAAATTGCCAAAGTTGTTTTAGATACATTTGGTAAAATGCCAATTCCAAATAAATTTAAAAACCTAACCGAAGTTGACCTTGCAACAATAAATGCTTTAAAAACGCAATCATTTAGTGGGTTTGAAGATATAGCTGAAAGATTTTTAAAAATAATAAATGACGAGGTTCACCAAAGCACTATCGCAGGTAGACCTTTTGAAGATATGGTTAAAAATATAAGACAACATATTAATGGTGTTTATCAACGTTCAAATACTCGGGAGATAAATGAATTAGTTGATTTTATTAACGAGAATAAATTTAATATATCAAAAAAGGTTGAAGTTGAAGAAGCGGTAAGGAAATTACATACACAATACGCATCAGACAGAGCGGGAAATAATTTAAGAAGATACAGCGGTCAAATAGCACATGACTCAGTTATGCAGTTCCATGGGCAGTTTACAGTAGCAAAAGCTAAAAATAGTGGTTTAAATCATTTTAGGTACACTGGCACTCTTGTAAGGGACAGTAGACCTTTCTGTCAAAACATGTTAAATAAAACATTAACCGAAAAAGAAATTCGGGATATTTGGAATAATCAAGGTTGGGCGGGTAAATCTACTGGCGATCCTTTTATTGTTAGAGGTGGTTATAGATGTCGCCATACTTGGATTCCAACAAACCCAGACTGGGATATTTAAGGAGTGAGAAATGGCTGAAGAAAATCAAGTAGAACAAACTGCTGAAATAAAAGAAGAAGCACCACAACCAAAATTACAAGAAACAGAGCAAACATTTACCCAAGACGAGGTAAATAATATTGTTGAAAGGCGATTAGCCAAAGAAAGAGGTTCTATGTATAAAAAACTAGGTGTTGATGATTTAGATATAGCTGTAACTGCTGTAAAAACACAAAAAGATTTAGAAGAAAAACAACGTATTCAAAAGGGTGAGTTTGAGGAAATACTGAAAACAAGAACCCAAGAACATCAAAAAGAAAAATCACAATTAGAAAATCAACTAAAAGATATTAAGATAAATAAGTCTTTATTATCTTCAGCATCAAAGAATAAAGCTATAAACCCAGACCAAGTTGTTGAGCTTTTAAAGAGTAATATAAAGCTAAATGAAACAGGTAATGTAGAAATACTTGATAAATCTGGATTAGCAAGATACAATAAAATGGGTGAACTCTTAACGACAGACGAATTAGTCCAAGAGTTCTTGACACAAAACCCTCACTTTGTCAGTGCCACCCCTAGTGGTTCTGGTTCGGTGTCAAATGTGGATAGGACAGAACTCAATAAACCTTTAAATTTGAGTGATTTAGATATGAATAATCCAAAAGATAAGGAAGCCTATAGAGAATATAGGAAAAATAAAAAATCCCAACCTTATGTGATTAATTCAAAATTATAATTTTTTAAAGGAGTCTTAAATGGCAAACGAAACTACCAGTTCAACCATTTCGGAACTATATACCGAGATAGTTGCAGAAGCTATGTTCACAGCTAGTGAGCAATCAATAATGAAAGGTTTAGTTAGAAACTACACTATTGCGGGTGGTGGAAAATCAGTAGAAGTGCCGATTTATCCAACAGTTTCAGCAAGTGCAGTAAGTGAAGCATCTGATCTTTCAAATACAGCGATTAATCCAAGTTCTGTTACAATAACAGCATCAGAAGTTGGTATTATGACAACATTAACCGATTTAGCTAGAAATTCAGCATCAAGGAATGTAGCTCAAGATATTGGGCGAGTTTTTGGTGAAGCTATAGCTAGAAAGATTGATTTAGACCTAACAGCTTTATTTGATGGGTTTTCAACAGCAGTTGGCGGTGCAAGTGCAGTATTAACAGCAGATACAGTTGCACAGGCACACGCAAATCTAAGAAATAGTTCAGTACCAATGAATGACTTAGCTTTAGTTATTCACCCAATGGTGGCACATGACCTTAAAAGAGGTATGACTAACACCTATGCGGGTTTAGATACTGATATTTCTAATGAAGCATTACGTTCTGGATTTATAGGAACTTTATTTGGTGTTCCAGTATTTGAAACTGCTAATATGGCAAACACAGGTACAGCGGGTGACTATAAGGGTGCTATGTTCCATAGAGATGCTTTAGGGTTAGCTATGATGCAAGACCTTAAAATAGAAATCCAAAGAGATGCTAGTTTAAGAGCAGATGAAATTGTAGCAACAGCGGTTTATGGTGTTGGAGAACTACAAGATAGCTATGGAATAGAAATCGTAGCAGATTCATCAATCCAATAATCAACTAAACTATGGGGTGGGAAACCACCCCTATAACTAAAGGATTATTTATGGACACGATTAAATTAGAAAGAAATGGTAAGGTCATAGAACGATCAAAAGCAGATTATGAAATGAATAAGTCAGCTTATGATTTAAGAGGTTTTAAAGAAGCTGTTGCAAAGCCTAAACCAAAGCCAGAACCTAAAGTTGAAAAACCCAAAGTAGAACCAAAAGCAGAAGTAAAAAAGGATTCTGAATGGGAAAAAGAAGAACCTAAAACAAAAAAGGTTGAATAATGGCTACATCTGAATTTGCGGTTGCTAATAGTGATTTACAAAAGATACAACCAGATATTCTAGGTTTTGGGGTTACTGATTTTGGCGATCAATTACAATTTGCTGAAAATGATGTTCTTAGACGTATTCGTGAGGAATGGTGGGAAAGATACAGGCATCAAGTTAGATACAAAGATATAACTAAAATAACATCTGTTGAAATGACCAATAGTAAGTTAACTAATTCACAATGGACACAATCAGTTGTTTATTTAACTTTATGGAAATATGCTTATCCAATTTTAACTAAATGGCGTGACCCAGACACAGGCGAGGGTAAAGACACATTCCAAGTTCAAATAGACTTTTATAGGGATAGATACGAAGAAGAATTTCAAGCTATTCTGCGTGATGGGGTGGAATATGACGAAGATGGTGGAGGTTCGATTAGTGACTCCGAGAAAGAGCCATTACATTATTTAAGATTAGTTAGATAAATGGAAGTTGGTGTTAACATCAATAATATAGAGGTGAAAAACCTTTTAAAAAACATTTCGAGAAAACAAAAAGCAGTAATAACCAAATCCCTAAATAGAGTTTCCAATATGGCGGTTCTTATGATTACAAAGAGGACACAGGGCGGTAAACTACCAGATGGGGGTAATATGAGGTCTTACGCATCTTCTACTGTCAAAAGCCGAAAAAAGCGAGGTAGACAAACAGGTTTTGTAGATTTAACTGATACTGGGAAAATGTTTAGAAGTTTAGACTTTAAAACTGGTGGATTAAAAAGCACATTATTTTTTGCAAACAAAGAAAGAGAAAAAATAGCCAGTTATCATGACACATTTGGTGTAGGTAAAAGAAAAGTAAAACGACCTTTTTTTGCTATTGGGAATAAAGAAGAAGATAAAATAATAAAAGAATTTCAAAATTTTTATTTTAAAGAAATGAGATTATGAGCAAAAGGGAAAACATAGCTAGTGATATAATTACTAAACTTGATGCTGTTACAAGTCCTATTGAGTTTAAAAAAATTACTAGAGAACCTTTTGAGGTAGAAGAATTATCAGACGCACAATTTCCCGCTTTATTTGTTCAAAGTGGTGATGAAACAAGAGAAGTATCAAGTATAGGCGATACTGGTTCTGGTTCTTATAGGGGAACAATAGATTTTTTAATAGTTGCTTTTGGTAAAGGTACAACATCAAATATAGATACTGTTAGAAATCAAATTATAGAAGTTGTTGAAGAAACCTTAGATAATGATATAACTAGAAATGGTAATGCGATAGATACCCAAATAATAGACGCATCATCAGACGAGGGAACTATATTTCCTTATGGTGGTGTAAGAATAACAGCAAGGGTTATTTATGAATTTACTAGAGGGAGTGCATAATGGCTAAAAATGTTACTATGAAAAAAGGCGAAACTATTATAAAATGTTCAGAAGATCACATAGAGCATTTTGAAAACAATGGTTTTACTTTAGGCGATCTAAAACCAGTAATTAAAAAAGCTGAAAAAACTAAAGAAACTAAAGAGAAGGAGTAATAAATGGCTACACATCATGGTAAAGAAGGAGTTGTAACTATCGGTGGAACTACACTAGGTAATGCAACAGGTTTTACAGTTGATACCACCCATGACGTTGTTGAAGATACCCCATTAGGTAATTCAATGAAGTCATATATAGTTGGTAGAGGTACATATACAGCTAGTATTGATATGAACTTTGACGAAACTGATAGTGGACAAACTGCATTGGTACAAGGTGCTGAATTAACTTTTGCATTTTTACCAGAAGGTAACGCATCTGGAGATAGAAAATTCTCTGGAAATGCTATTGTTACTGGAATGTCAGTTGGTGTTACATTAGATGGAGTTACAACTAGAACTGTATCAGTACAGGGCAATGGTGGATTAACTATCGGTACTGTGTAAATGGCAGACCAAAAAATTGATTATTTTGATGGTATTAGAGACCATTTCAGTACCCTTGACACTCAAATAATTGAAGTACCAGAATGGGATTTAGTAGGCGATAAAGCTATATTTTGTAAACCTTTCAACATGCTTGAAAAACAAAAGATTTTTAAAGGTGCTAGTGGCACAGATTTAATTGTTTTGATTGATGTTATTATTGAAAAGGCATTAACAAAAGATGGTGAAAAAATGTTTAATGGAACTCATGTTTTAGCCTTTAAGACTAAAGCTGATACTAATGTTATTGCAGATGTTGCCACAAAGATAATGGGAACAGGAAACACAGATATAGAAGATAATAAAAAAAACTAAAGAATAATGTAGAATTACATAATGTTTTTGGGTTAGCAGAAAAATTACATAAGACAGTTTCCGAAATCTTGCAAATGTCAGTATATGAGTTTAATATGTGGTTAGCATACTTTCAGATTCAGCATGACGAATTAGAAAGGCAACAAAGACTAGCAAAGGCTCAAAGATAGTGGCAACAAAACAAGTCAACATAGATATAATAGCCAAAGATAAGACCACAAAGGCTATGAACTCGGCTACAAAAGGTGTTAATAGACTTAAAGATAATGTCCAACAATCAGTAGCAACACAACAAAAATCATTTAATGCTTTAGGTAATACCATCAGAAATGTTGTTGGTGGTGTCATTGTTTTTCAAACATTGCGATTTAGTAAACAAATGGTTGATATGGCGAGTTCTGTTGAAGAAATGCGTTCTAAATCATCTGTTGTTTTTGGGCAATTTGTTACAGATGTAAGAAAACAACTTGAATCATTTGGAAATGAAGTTGGAAGAAGTACATTTGAACTAGAAAAAATGGCATCTTCTATACAAGATACGTTTGTTCCTATGGGTTTTGCTAGAGGTGAAGCATCTAAATTATCAGTACAATTAACAAAATTAGCGGTAGATGTAGCATCATTTAATAATGCAAGTGATGTTGATACTATGATGGCTTTTCAAAGTGCATTAGTTGGTAATCACGAAACAGTTAGAAGATTTGGTGTTGTAATTACAGAAGCAACATTGAAACAAGAATTATTAAGAATGGGCATTAATAAAAATGCTAAAGATGTTACTAATGCTGAAAAGGTACAAGCCAGATTAAATTTGATTATTGCGGGTACATCAGACGCACATAATGACGCAACTAAAACATCTGGTAGTTTTGCAAACACTTCAAAGGCATTAGGTTCAGCATTAAATGAATTATCAGTAGATGTTATAACCCCTATGTTACCTAAACTTACCAAAATGGTAGAGGGATTTATAGGTGCTACGGATTCTGCTAGAAATTTCTTTGTTGCGATTGGAATGTTAAACAGAGATTTATCCACAAGTGCATTAAGACAAGAAAGAGTTGCAGAAATTGAAGATAAGCTAATTGAAATAAGAGGTGGCTTATTAACTAAAGTATTTGGTCTTAATAAAGTTGAAAAAATACATATTCAGAATTTAGAAGCTGAACTTGGTCATTTACAAAAAATGCCAGAATTAATGGCTATGGTTTCAGACGCAGAAGTTATAGCAACAAAAACTATAGAAAACGAAAATAAAGCTAGAAAAGCCAAAAATAAAATTTTAGCCGAAGAAATAAAACTTAAAAATATAGGTTTAGAAGCATTTCCAAAAGCAAGACCAGATATAATAGGTTTTCAACAACCAACAGGTGCAGAATTAGGTTTAGGAAATCAAATTGATGCAAGTATGACAGGTTCAGAATTATTAGAAGCAGAAGCTAATAAAATGACACAACTTCAACAAATGGCAGATATGGAAGTTGAAATAGCACAAATAACAGCCGATAAAACTTTAAAGATTGCAGAAGAAACAGCACAAAAAGAAAAGCAAATAAGAGAAAAATTTATAAGTGAAAATCTTGGTTTAATGCGAGAAGGCAAATTTAACGAACTCAAACTTGAAAGTATGAGTGCGGAACAAAGAGCAGATTTAACAAAAGCATCATTAAAAGATACATTAGGAGAATTGGCTAAACATAATAAAACAGCTTTTGCCCTTAACAAAGCCTTTAATATTGCACAAGCTATACAGAACACAGCAACAGGAATATCAAAAGCACTAGCAATGGGACCAATAGGTATTCCTTTAGCAATAGCCATAGGTGCTATGGGTGCTGTTCAAATTGCTACTATTGCAAGTTCAAAATATCAGGGTAGACGTTTGGGCGGTAGAATGAATCAAGGTGAGCCTTATATGGTAGGTGAAGCGGGTGCAGAATTAGTTGTACCAGATAGACCATCAAATGTTGTACCAAATAATAAATTAGGTGGAATGAGCCAACCAGTTACAGTAAACTTTAATATAAGCACAGTTGATGCTAGAGGGTTTAATGAATTATTAGTTAATTCAAGGGGTACTATAGTTAATCTTATAAATAGTGCTGTAAATGAAAAGGGTAAAATGGCAATAGTATGAGTGGAGCATTACCAAACACTAACTTTACTGCTGTTAATTTTAAGAGCAATCAAAAGACTTTGTTATCCCAAACAGATAGCGGAAAGACTTTTAGAAGGCAAGTTCAAGGACAAAAGTTTAGTTTTACAGTTCAATATCCGCCTATGAAAAGGTCAGAATTTGCACCTATCATGGCATTTATTATGAAACAACGATCAAGACAAGAAAACTTTACTATTACATTTCCAAGCTATTTAAACGCACAGGGCAACGAAACTGGAACTTTGTTAGTTAATGGAGTTCATGCTGTAGCCGATACCACAATAGCTATAAATGGTTTTGCGGGTGATGGTGCGGGAAGATTAAAAGCGGGTGATTTAATAAAATTTGCACATGATAAGGTTTATATGGTTGTTGAAGATGTAACAAGTTCAAGTAATGCTTCAACAGTTACTATAGAGCCACCATTAAGAACCGCTTTAGCAGATGATAGTTCGGTTACTTATGATTCAGTTCCATTTAATGTTCATTTAACAAGTGATGCCCAAGAGTTTGCAACAGGTCAAAATGATAATGATGGAAATTTATTATTTACTTATGAGTTTGATGTTGTAGAGGCATTGTAAATGGCAAGGGGTTTAACAAGTGCAGTAAAAACAGAACTAGCCACAGGAATAATAGAACCAGTTATTTTAGTAGAAATAGGTTTTTCAACCCCAATATATTTAACTAATGCAAGTTTTGATTTAACATCTAGTGTTTCTGGAACTTCAAGAACATACCTATCTAATGGGCATTTAAGAGGTATTACAGGGGTGCAAGAAACAAACGCACCAACTAAGAATAGTTTGTCTGTTAGCTTATCTGGGGTAGATCAAACTTACATAGCACTAGCATTAACCGAGAATATAATTAATGATGATGTTTTTATTTATAGAGGGTATTTAAATTCTAGTTTAGCATTAATAGCAGACCCATTTTTATTATTTTATGGTAATATTGACGAATTTAGAATATCCGATAACACATCAACAGCAACATTAGTTTTGGTTGTTAGTTCACATTGGGGTAATTTTAGCAAAACAAGTGGAAGAACAACTACAAATAATTCACAACAAAGATTTTTTAGTGATGATGTTGGTATGGTATTTAGTGCTTTAACTGTTAGGGATATTAAGTGGGGTAGAGAATGACAAGTATTCATTTATTTCAAGCGGAAAAAAAAGATTTTGAAAATATTTATAATTTATTAATTGAATTTAAAGATATTGATTTAGCTGATTTAAATTTCCCAGATGTAGATAAGCCTAAATTAACTAAATTTATAAATACAATATTACAAAAAGGTAAAATAATTCTTGCAAAAGATTTAGATAAAAATGAATTAGTTGGTTGTTGTATATTTCATAAATCAGAATTTTGGTTTAGCAAAGGGCAAATATTTAATATTGATGTAATATATATTAAGAAAAATTTTAGAAATTATAAACTTGTAAAAACAATTATTGAAAGTGTTAAGAAACTTGCAGATGGTTTGCCTATTGTTTTGGGTGTAACAACTTCATTAAAAATAGACCCAGTTTTCCAAAAATTAGGGTTTGAAAATGTCGGTAGTAACTGGAGATTAAACTAAATGTGTAATTTTGGCGATATAATTGATGATATAGTTGATATTATTGATGATGTTGTTGATATAATTGTTGATATTGTAGATGATGTTATAGGTTGGTTAGTACCTATGCCAGATATTCCAGATTTCGGAGCATTAAGACCAGACCAAAATGCTAAAGGAATATTAGTAAACAAATTTAGTTCAAATGCTCACATACCGATTATTTATGGAACACGAAAAGTTGGCGGTAATGTTGTCTTTTTAAGAACATCTGGAACAGATAATAAATATTTATATATGGCGGTTGTATTAGGTGAAGGAGAAATTAGTGGAGTTAATGCGTTATATGTTAATGATAAAAGAGTTGGATTATCTGCTACAATAACTGATAATGCACAAATAACTGTTAGAGATTCAGACTTGAATTTTTATGATACAGATAATTCACAAAGTTTAATAACAGTTGAAGCACATTTTGGAACAGATACACAATCTTCTTCATCTTTACTTCAAGAGGTTGAGGGGTGGTCTACAGTACATAAATTATCTGGTTTAGCTTATTTGGCTCTAAGGTTTGAGTGGAACGCAGATAAATTTGGCTCTATACCAAACGTACAGGCATTAGTTGCGGGTAGAAAGGTATATAACCCTAATTTAGATGGAACTCTTACAGGTGGAAGCGGTAGCCACAGGAAAGACACAAGTTCAACTTGGGCATATTCAGATAACCCTATATTGCAATTATTAGATTATTTAAGAAATGATAGATTTGGAATGGGTATAACAGATACTTATTTTGATAGTAATTTTGCAGATTGGCAAACTGCGACAGATGTATGTGATACAACTTTTCAACCTTTAGGAGGTTCTATATTTGAACTTCATCCATTTGGAGTTGGATATGGTGATAGTGTAATCGGTGTAGTAGTAGCTTTAATGAATAGTCATACTGTTGTTGATACAGCAAAAAAAGCTATAGATAATGTTAAAGATTTTGTTAGGGGTTCTAGGTCTTATCTTAATTTTTCTGGTGGTAAATATAATATATTAGTTGAAACAACAGGTTCAGCATCAATAACCCTAACAGAGGATAATATCTTAGGTGGTATAACTATTGTCAGTAAAAATAAAAATTCCAGATATAATCGAGTAATTGCAAACTTTATAAACCCAGATAAAAATTATCAATCTGATTCCGCACAATTTCCACCAGTTGATGAAGATTTATTAGATACAGCAGATAAACACGCAACATTATTAGCTGAAGATGGTGGAATATTGTTAGAGGGTAGATTTGATTTTTCTATGCTTACAAATAAATTTCAAGCACAGGAAATGGCAGAAATAATTTTAAGGCGGTCAAGGTCAAGTTTAGATGTATCATTAAAAGCAGATGCAACAGCATTAGATTTATCTATTGGAGATATTGTCAACATAACCCATGCAACACCCGCATTTTCTGCAAAACCTTTTAGGGTTCAAGGATTGGCAATAAATGCAGACCATTCAATTAGTTTGACATTATCAGAACATCAAGATTCATTTTATACTATTGGAACTCAAGACCCAATACCAGTAATAGCCGATACAGTATTACCAAATCCATTTATAGTTCAAACACCCACAGTTTCAGCAGTTGATGAATTAAGGGCAAGAAATGAAGAAGCTATAGCTGTATTATTGGTAAATGTTACAGCAACCGATCTATTTATTACTGATTTTGAAGTTCAAGCTAAGAAATCAACCGATTCTGTGTTTATTAATTTAGGTCGTGGAAGTTCATCACAATTTGAATTAGTCAATGTTGAAGATAATGTTATTTATGATATTAGAGCAAGGTCTGTAACTTCTGTTAGTCGTTCATCATTTGTAAGTATTCAACATCAAGTAGTAGGTAAAACAGAGCCACCAGAAGATGTAACAAATTTTAGTGTTAATATTATTGGAACAGAAGCACATTTAAGTTGGACACCAGTAACAGATTTAGATTTATCACATTATAGAATAAGGCATTGTAGGGAAACTAGCGGGGGTACATATGCAAATTCAGTTGATTTAGCTGATAAAGTATCAAGACCCGCAAATACTGTAATTGTACCCGCTATGACAGGCACATATTTTATTAAGGCTGTGGATAAAGTTGGTAATCCTTCAAGAAATGCTGTTAGTAAAGTTGCTATTATTGAGAATATAAAAGGGTTAAATTTAGTTGCAACATCTACACAAAGTCCTAGTTTTACAGGTTCAAAAACAAATACTATAGTTGTGGATAATAAACTTCAATTAGGAACATCTAATTTATTTGATAGTGTTTCTGGAAACTTTGATGATGCTTCTGGATTATTTGATGCGGGAGTTGGTAATATTGCTAGTTCTGGCACATATGAATTTGATACACATATTGATTTAGGTTCTGTTTATACTAGCCGAGTAACAGCAAATATGAATGTTGCAAACTTTAGTTCTGTGGATTTATTTGATAGTGCAACAGGTAATTTTGATGATAGAGATGGAGACTTTGACGGAGACCCATCAGAATTTGATGACACTAATTCAGAATTATTAGTTGCTACCACAGAAGGCGATCCATCTGGTTCACCTACATATACTGATTTTAGAAAGTTTTTTGTTGGAGATTATAAAGCAAGAGCATTTAAGTTTAAGGTACAAATGACAAGTACAAAAGGCACAGCAACCCACCAAATATCAGCATTATCGGTTACTGTTGATATGCCAGATAGAGTTGTAGCAGAAGCCGATATAGTAAGTGGCACAAGTGCTAGTGGAAAGGCAGTAACTTATTCACCCGCATTTAAAGTTCTTCAAGGTGTAGGAATTTCAGCACAGAACTTAACAAGTGGTGATTACTATGCTATAACAAATAAAAGTGCTACAGGATTTACAATTGAGTTTTTTAATAGTTCCAATGCAACAGTTAGTAGAACATTTGATTATGTTGCTAGAGGATATGGTGAATTAGCAAGTTAGGAGTAACAAATGTCGCAAAATGATTTAACAATAGCTAATCAAGGATTTGCATCTTTTAGATCAGATTTAAATAGTGCCTTACAAGCATTGGGTTCAACAAATTCTGGAACGTCAGCACCTTCAACGACTTTTGCAAATCAGTTGTTTTATGACACTGCAAACAATATTTTAAAAATTAGGAATGAAGATAATGATGCTTTTATTTCTCTTTTTACCTTAGACCAAACTAATGATTTAATAAGCGGATTTACTTCACCTATAACAATAACTCTTGCTGATAATTCAACACAATTACAACTTATATCTACAGATGCAGATGCAAATACAGCACCAGTTTTAGATTTATTTAGAAATTCTGGAAGTCCCGCAGATAATGATGCTTTAGGTAGGTTATTATTTTCTGCTGATAATGATGCGGGAGAAGTTGAAGAATTTGGTTATATTCAAGCCTTTGCAAATGATGTCAGTAATGGTTCAGAAGATGGCACATTATTTTTCTTTACTAAAACAGCGGGAGCAGATGTAGATAGATTTAACATAGCACCTACTGAATCTGTTTTTAATGATGGTAGTGTAGACGTAGACTTTCGTGTTGAGTCTAATGGTCAAGCAAATATGTTGTTTGTTGATGGTGGTAATAACCGAGTTGGTATTAATACAGGAAGTCCAGCTTCAGGTTATATGCTTCATGTTGGTGGTTCTTCAGGTGTCCACACTAAAGTAAAGATTGAAGCAACTACTGCTACTGGACAAGCAGAATTAGATTTATCGGCTGACACAGCAGGTGTTTCTTACCTTAATTTAGGCGATGAAGATGCGTATAATATTGGTCGTATAGGTTATTTCCATTCTGATAACTCAATGAGATTTAATACTAATTCATCAGAACGTCTGAGAATTGACAATGCAGGCAATATCTATTCTAATGTAACTGTAAACCCAGTATCTCAAAGTGGCACAACAACGACTGGACAAATCTTATTGGCTAATAGTTATGTTGCATTTGGAAGAGTTGGTGGTATTACTGCTTATTTTAATCGTCAACACAGTGATGGCGATGTAATAGCAATAAGACAAGATGGGTCAGATGAAGGTACTATATCAGTAAGTGGTACGACTGTTTCATATAATGCTTTTAGTGGTTCTCACTGGTCAAGACTTACAGATAATTCAAAACCTACAATATTAAAAGGCACAGTAATTGAAACCATTGATGAAATGTGTGATTGGTATCAAGCTAAATTTACTATACCTGCTACTACTAGCAAAGATGACGATGGAAACGAAATACAAGATACTCCTGAACAGACAATAAAAGATTCTATTGCCTTACCAAGTGGAAAAAAAGTAGGTGATACAATATCACATACATATGAGGGTGTGACTTATGACAATGCTGTTATTATAAAAGAAGGTGATAACAAACACCCTAAATGTAAAATATCAGATACAGCAGATAGTAAGATAATATATGGTGTTCATGCTGATTGGGATAATGATGACGATACAGTAAATGATATGTATGTCACTGCCGTTGGTACTCATGTAGTGAGAATAAACAAAGACGTAACAGTTTCAGCAGGTGACTTGCTTTCATCTAATGGTGATGGCACAGCTAAAGTACAAGATGATGACATCATAAGAAGCAAGACTATAGGTAAAGTATTAACAAACATTAAACAAGAAACATATAGTGACGGAAGCTATACTGTTCCTTGTGCATTATATTGTGGATAGGAGCATAAAATGGCAGTAACATGGACAATAGCATCAATGGATAGAGATATCACACAAGATGGCAAAGCTAATGTAGTAACGACTATTCATTGGAGAGCAAGTGTAACAGACAGTAATGGGAATAGTGGCTCATCATATGGCTCTGTAGGTGTAACATTGGGGTCAGGTGCTTTTGTAGCATATGCAGATATTACACATGATAAGGCTTTGGAGTGGTGTAAAGATGCTCTTGGTACTGATGAAGTTACAGCAATAGAAACAAGTATTGCTAATCAAATAGCAGAAATGAAAACACCAACAACAGCAAGTGGAGTATCGTGGTAATGACTGAACAAAAATCAAATATTCTTAGTATTGATGGGAAAGAATACCCAACAGATAATCTTAAAGATGAACAAAAGGTTTTAATTGACCAAATAACTATTTGCCAAAATGAAATTAATGAACTTTCAAAATTAATTAGAAAACTTGATATTTTTGAGATAGCTAAAAAAGATTATATTCAAAGGTTGTCAACATCTTTACAAAATGACGAAACTATAAAAACTATGGATAATTCTAAGGCGGGTTAAATGTCAAAACCAACTATGACAAGTTTACAAAGTGAAATTAATAGTTTGAAGGTTATTATGGAAGATTTGAGTTCCAGAACTCGTAGATTAGAAAATGGTCTTTATGCGGGTATGGGTTCAATAATCTTATTATTAATAGGTTTACTTGTGAGATAGCGAATGGAAATAATTACAGCTACCCTAACTGGTATTGCTCTTATTAAGAAATCGGTAGACTTTGTAAAACAAAATATTTCCACAGTAAACGATATAAAAGACATAGCCACACAAATTGATGGGTTCTTCACAGGTGAGGAACAAATGAATAAACGTCAAGGAAAAGGCATGTCTATAGCTGAACAATTTGGTTCGGTAGAAAGCACAGCTAGTGATTTTATTGATAGGAAACTTTTAGAAGAACAGCGGTATGAGTTAAAGTTACTTATAGATAATCGTTTTGGTCATGGAACGTGGGAGCAGATTTTATCAGAAAGATCAGAAAAGATTAAACAGGTAAAAGAAGCCAAAAGACAAGCCAAGATAAAAGCAAAAAAACAACAAGAAGAAATACTAGATGTAATTAAATGGGTTGCATTTGGATTTATAGGCATTGGGGTGACGTTTATACTGCTACTGATAGGGGTTAAAGCCTTTGCATATGAATATAAAAGCAAACAATTAACCAGACAACAAAAGCTAAATAATGGTACTACAATTCCACCAAAATTAACAACTTGCCGATTAAAAAAACAAAAGGTTTATAAGGATAAAATGGCTTGTATTTATGAGGGTGCTAATAAAAGATTTGATTTAGACTTTGCAGATATTAGAATTGGTTGTCCTAAACAATATAAATGTGAATATGATAAATTAAATAGTAAAGAACCCTCAATAGATCAAATTATGGAAAGTTTGAGGAGCATAGCAAAATGACTGCATTTATGTTAGCTTGTTATATGAATGGTGCTTTACAGGGTGCCATTTATTTTAAATCTGCGGTGGATTGCACCTTTTATTCAGAAGAATTAAGCGGTCAAAGATTTGATACACCTACAGGTAGTGAAGAATATAATTGTATGTGTAAATTAGTTCCAAGTGTTAACCCAGATAAAGTTAGGGTATATTGATGGAAAAAGATAAAAAAATAGTTAATTTAGATATAGGGCAAAATAGCTTTGAATTATCACTTAGAATTTTAGGAAATGAATTTGTTGCAATAAAGATTGGTTCAACAAACTTTTCTGGTAAACTTATAGCGGGTGGTATTTTATTATTGTTTTTTACTTTGGTTTTATTAGAGGGTTTTGGATTAAATGAGATTTTAATACAATGAATGTAGAAACTTTTTTAAAATGGAAAATATTACCAAGACTAATGATGTTAGCTAGTACAGTAATGTCGTGGAGATGTGCTGAATGGTTTATGGGTTTAGATACACCTACAGCTAGTCAATCAGCATTTGTTTCGGTTGTTATGGGTGTAATGACTGGTGTATTTGGTATTTGGATGGGACACGAACATAAAGGTGAAAAATAATGAACTTTGTTAAACTTAAACAAGATTTAATTAGAGAAGAAGGTTTAAAACATGAAATATACCGATGCAGTGAGGGTTATCCAACCGCAGGAGTCGGGCATTTAATAACAGAATGGGAAGAAGAATATTATAGTATGCCGATAGGTGCAAAAGTTCCAGAAGAGCAAGTTGATAAATGGTTTGAAGATGATTTATCCACAGCCGTAAATGATATGGCAAATTTTACCGAGGGATTTGTAGTAGATGAAAATGTAAAAGAATGTATTACACAAATGGCATTTCAATTAGGTTTACCAAGATTAAATAAATTCAAGAATTTTAAACAAGCATTAAAAGATGGGGATATAGCAAAGGCACAAGCTGAAATGAAAGATTCACTTTGGTATAGGCAAACCACTAACAGGGCTGAAAGATTAATAGAAAAAATGGGACAAAGCAGATGATTGCTAGTTTATTACCAGTTGCATCTAAATTATTAGGTAAATTTATTGAGGATAAGGACACAAAAAATAAACTTGCTCATGAAATAGCGACAATGGCAGAAAAACATGCACAGCAGATAGCATTAGAGCAAATAAAGGTAAATCAAGAAGAAGCAAAAGGTAATTGGTTTCAAAGTTCATGGAGACCTTTAATCGGTTGGATTTGTGGGTTATCACTTGCCATAAATTATATGGTCAGTCCTATGTTAGCGGGATTTGATATAATCATACCACAAGCTGATATGTCGGTCATGATGCCTTTATTATTTGGTATGTTGGGCATATCTGGAATGAGAAGTTTTGATAAATATAAAAAAACGGACACAAAAAAATGAGCAAATTTTATATGAAGTTATACGATATTTTTAATAGTATTGCGGGTTATTTCTGGAAAAAAGCATTACAACCAAGAAAAAAGGAGAATGAAGTGAAAAAAGGATTAACACCTAAACAAAAAAAATTGCCTAAAGGTTTACAGGAAGCTATCCTAAAAAAACAAAAGTCAACAAAGAAAAAGAAAGGAAAGTAAATGCCATATCATTACGGAAAAGGCAGTCATTCTAAGGGAATGAAGAAAAAGAAGAAGAATAAAAAAATGAAAATGAAGAAAAAAAAATAAATGGTTTTAGTAAAATCTATTAAAAAGTTTACTTCAAAGCTGAATAAAACTCAAAAAAAGGCTATGAATAAACACGCTAAGCATCATTCATTAAAACATATGAAAGAAATGGCTAAGGATTTACAAGATGGAAAAACTTTTGGACTTGCTCATAGACGAGCTTTTAAGAAAGTTGGTAAATGATTGGATTTACAACAACAGCTACTATTAGTGAATTAATAGACAAAAGACCTATGAGGAAAAGAAAAACTAGGACAAGAAAGAACAAGATGCCCTTTACAGGGCGATTAAAGGCGGTACAGAGACTTTTGCCCACTAGAAGTATAAAGTAATAGGCATTTCCTCAACACCTCACAGGAATGTTAATTTCAATGATTTTTTTTATTTGATCTAAACATTCGGTCAAACCCCCCTTGACTATAAAATGCGGTGTACCTAATACTTTTGACTGTACCGCCCACAACTTTTGATTATCTGATAATCTGCCTTTTTCATTTTTGAGTTCTATATAAAGTATGCGACCTTGTGGGTATTCAATAATTATGTCGGGGCAACCAGATTTTAACCCCATCTTTTTCATTTTAGCATGGTACCAAATAGACCTTTTACCCTCGTTGGGAACGTGGAAGTGTCTAAAAACATAAGTGTTGGATAATAAATTTAAATATTCATTACAAGCTATTTGAATGTCTGATTCTTTGGTAGTAGAGGGCAAACCCATGATTTACCCCCTACAAATACAATAAGTTTGGAGCATATTGTATATTTTTTTCCAAAAAATTTAACTTAACTTGGTGTTGCCTATGAAAACAACAATATATATATATCAGACAAAAAATATTTCTGCAACAATAATACATTAATGGTTTACTTTTATAAACCTACTTGATATGCTAGGTTAATATTAATAAATGGAGCATAAAAATGTATTATAACGAAGAAACTAAAAGACCCTATTCTGGTAAAAATATAGAAATTTTAGAATCAACTGGTTTTAAAGGTGGTTTTATGACTTTTAGACAAGCTATCAAATTAGGTTATAAAGTCCCAAAGGGAACTAAAGCGGTTGCTAAAATTATCAGACCTATGGAAGAATTTAAAGAGCAAAGCGATGGTTCTTCAAAGGTAGAAATGTCTGGAAGAAAGTTTCCAGTTTTTCATAAATCACAATTAGAGGCACAATCTCCACAATAGTGCTTTACTTTCTGTAACCTAGTTGATATGCTAGGTTATGGAAGTTAATAATAATAATAATAATAAGGATAATAAAATGCAAAATATAAATAACTCAGTCGAATATGACGAATATCTTAAAAGCTATGTAAATTATTTTATAGTAACTATTTTCAAAGGCAGGGGCAAATACTCTAAGGTTGCTTTTGAAACTCTTAATGGTGCAGTTACTTATAGGGATTCTGTAAAATCTGCTAACCCTACTGCTAGATGTATTGTATATGGTATCTCTCAGCCACCCCATACCACTCAACAAGTAACTATTGCGATGGGGGTTTAATTATGAAAATTAATAAAGAAAAAAAAGGACTTATCTTACTCGCTCTAAATACTAAAATGGCAGTTATCCAAGACCAAATAGATAATTTATATAAAATTGGTGGTGCTGAAAATTTAGAGCATAGGAAAAAAATGGTTCGTAAGTTTATTAAGTATAATGATTTGCTAATTGAGTTTGGTGGTTTCGGTTATACAAAAGAATCATTTAATAAAGTTCACAAAGGAGGTGGTTGGTCATGAACGATACAATTTATGAAATAAATAAACTTCAAAAAATTACAGATACTATTTCAAAAAATATTCCTTGGAATTTACAAGTTGCTTCTGCCCTTTCAGAATTAAGGGAACTTATTAACGAAAAACAAAAGCAATTATCAAAGTTTGAAATAGATAATATGTCATATGAACAATACGAAGAACATATGAAAGGGAGGGGATTCAATGATAGATAAATCAACTTCAATCGGTAATAGATACTTAGAATTAGATTACCAACATAAAAGAAATATTGATAGTTTTATTAATCAAATAGCATCACATCAAGGCACATATAAAATGGACAAAGCGATTATGATTGCTATTCATGATGCTATGGAAAAACTTTATAATAGTTATACAAAGGGAGATTCAAAATGATTGAAGAACCTAAAAAAATCGGAAACACCGAACTTTATAATGCAAGGGTTCTTAATATGGGTGTTGCCAAATATTATGGTTTGGTAAAAGAGTATGTTCAAATATTAACTGATACCAGAGAACTTAATAAAAAAGTAATAGAAAAAGGGGGAGAAGAGGCAGAACTTAATCTCTATTATTCAGTTAGATATAATTTAAATTTATTGGTCGCTGAAAAAATAAAGGAGTCAAATAATGGTTAGATTCCTTAAAGAGTATGGTGTTTATCTTTTAGAATTTATGGTCTTTGGGACTATAGGTTTTTGTTTAATAATGTTTATTTTATAAGGAGCAATAAATGAACAATCTTAAAGTAATTCCCTTTGTTATATTATTTGCGGTGGTAAGCGGTTGCTCAAGCACTCCAATAGTTGACTCAAGGGGTAAATCATCGGCAAATATTAAAGGCGATATGAACCGATATCACGATGACTTATTTACTTGTAAACATTTGGTAGCTGACCAAACAAATATGCTATGGAATGGGGGTAAAATAGTTTATAATATGTTACGTTTTAAAGTGTTATGGCTAAGTCCTAAAGCACAAACTAGGCAGGATTTAATTAATAATTGCCTAGAGGGGCGAGGCTATAGTGTTCTTAATAAATAATAATAAATTTGGAGTATAAAATGACGAATATAATAGATAAAATTTACGATAATACAAAAGATGGTGTTCCTAACTATTCAATAGATTTAATTGATGGGCGAAGATTATATTATAGAGGTATGGTTATGAATCCAATCCCTAGTTCTGGCGATGCGATTAATTATACCGAAGTAAATACTAAAACATCAGCTAATGGCAATCAATATACCAATATAAAAGATGTATCGGTTGCTTATAATCCAGATGGTCAAAATGATGCACCAAGTAACAATGCACCCCAAAGTTTAGGGAATGTTGTTAGTAATGCTAATTTTACACCTAGTAAACCCATGGGAAATAAAAACGATACCCAAAGATTAGATATATTTGTTACTGGGGTTGTTGGTCGTTCTATGGGGTCTGGTCATTTCTCGGTAAATGATATTGAAGCATTAACTAAAAATGCTGTAGATGCTTTTAATGAAAACCTTAAAAAATTATAAAAAACTATTTGCTGACTTTTGGGGGTATCACGAAACTGATATTCCCATTTGTTGGGGTTGTTATAGGCAACAGGCGGTAGACATACACCATTTAATACCTAAAGGCATGGGTGGGGTAAAAAATAATCGTTTAAATAGAATTGATAATTTATTTCCAGTTTGTAGGTCTTGCCATAATTTGGCTCATAAAGATAAATCTATAAATGAGGAATGGAGAGTTAAATTAAAAGAAAAAATATATCATAAAGAGTGGGAAAATTTACATGATAAAAAATGAGATACCATTAAATAAATATGTAATCCATTGTAAAGAAACAAAATACTACAATGTCACAATAAATGCCTTAAATTATGAGGTTGCTGAAAAAAAATGGCAGAATATAGCCAAAAAAAGGGATTATACAACATTACAAAATGATTTAGAAGTAATTAGTATAAGAGAAGAAAATGACTGATATATATGCTTTGCAGTTTGACCCAAATGTAATATCTCATCAGCAAGAGCAGTTAGGAATGCGTTTCGCTGACCTAGATACTGCGGTTGAATTAATGAAAAAAGAAGAAAAAATGATAATTGCAGAATTAACCATTTACTTCTCCCGACAAAAAAATTATAAAAATATGACGGAGTTAAACGGATTAATCTACTCCGATACTAAATTTAAGGACTATCTTGATAGATACGAGAGAACCCTTAAACAAAGGAATCAAGCCAAGATAAGGTTTGAAACCTTTAAAGCCTTCAGAGATGACTTAAGAACTAAAGTCGTTAATGAAAGGGAAATGGCAAAAAACTTATAGAAAGGAGTTTAAAATGTCACATCAAGGAGTTAATTTTAAATTAACACAAAATAAACAAATCTTAGAACACCTTAAAAAAGGTAATTCTATAACCCCCCTTACAGCTTTAAATTTATTCGGGTGCTTTAGGTTAAGTGCTAGAATATATAATTTAAGGCAAGATGGTCATGATATAATCAAAAGAACTATTACTTCAGATCATGGCGATAAACATTTTGCTGAATATACTCTTTTAAAACTAAAGGAGGGCGAATAATGTCAGATGAATTAATAACAGATTTAGATATTGCTGAAATTGAAAAAGCAAAAGAACAGGCAATTGCTAAGCATATGAGTGATATAAAAGTTATGAGCAAATTAATATTATCAATAAATGAATATATAATTAGGTTTGGCAGAACAAGTAATATTCACGATCAATTATTTGATTTAAAGGCTCAAGTTATTGTAAATAGAGAAAGTTTACAAAACTGGATTAAAAACATATGATTAAGCATTTTAAAAAATTTGATGATTATGGAAAGGGTTTACTTCCATTGTCATTTAGTCATCTTAATGAGTTCGCTTTTTATCGTGAAAGGTGGGCATTAAGAAGAATATTTGGCTATCAGTTCCCAACATCTGCACCCGCTATAAGAGGTCAAGTTGTAGAATCTGGTATTAATATGTTTTTAAATGGCATACCCATTGAAGAAGCAACTGAAAAAATGATTAGTGAATATGATGCTAATTGTTCAAATATAAATGACCCAAAAGTTGATGATGAAAGGAAAAATTTAATTCCTTTGTTAGAACTAGGGACTAAAACTTTTCAAGAATATGCTTATCGGTGGTCACTTCTAGAGTATCAAAAAAAAATTGAAGTAGATATAAATGGTATTCCGTTTATAGGTTATACTGACTTTCACTTTGAAGATAAAAATACTAAAGAAGATTTTTTTATTGATTTAAAAACCTCTAAAAATATGCCATCTAAAATAAGTATATCCCATGCTATGCAACAATCTATTTATCAAAAGGCAACTAATTCTAAGCAAATATTATGGTATCTTAAAAATCCTACGAAAACTAAAGATGCAGAATATATAGCTATGTCTCTTGATGATTATTCACAGCCTATGAAAATATGTGAACATATTGTTAAAGTTATGGGAAATTATTTAAAAAGTGTAAACACCCCAGAAGAAATTAGAGATTCTTTGGTACCCAATCCCGATAATTGGATTTGGAAAGAAGATACTGTTTTAAAGGCAAGAAAAGAAGTTTGGGGTTATTAACCAAAAAATCCCTTTGGGTTTCTGCTCAAAGGGGTTATAAGAAAATAAGTATATTATGGAGCATATAATGATTATAGACGAAAATTCAAAACCAAAAGAAAAATTAAAAGCATGGTATTTATTTACCGAAGATTTTATTGCGGGGACTCAGCACCTCTCTAACGAGCAGATAGGTGTGTATATTAGGTTGCTTTGCTTTAACTGGAATAAAAGGTGTAGAGGTTTACCAAGTAATAATATGGAACTTTATAGGATTGCTAATTGTTTTACTGATGATGAAAAGCAATCATGTAATCTAATAATAAAAGAGTTTTTTATTTA